TTTTTGTACTCAAAAGGCTCAAACTCGGCGTTGGTGGCAACCACCAGCTGATCCTTGGTGCTGTCCTCGGCGGCGCTGGGCACGCCTGCCCGCTCCCCCCCGCCCAAACACACACGCCGCCGAAGGTGTATTCGCCCGCGGCGGCAGCTTTCTTATTCGCCGGTGTAGCTCTCACACCGCGCGTTGCTCATAAGTAGCCGTGATTTCTCTTTTTCGCTTCAATGTTTGACAGCACATCCCGGATTTCAAAGGCACCTATCGCACAGTTCCAGTGATCGCACCCAAACGAGCGGAAGATGCAGTTTTGGCACCCGTCCTGCTGCTTGCAGTAGTCCACAATGGTTTTCGCAGCTTCGACGACCTTCTTGTTGCTTATCATACGGCGTGCCTCCTTTTACTTTGCATCCGGAATACGGTCAAGAAACGCAGCGGCAGTGTCTATGTCCCAGCCCAGCGCCACCAAAGCGCTGTGAACGTCACCGGCGTATTTAACTCTCTTGACGAGAGTGATTTTCCTGTCCGGCAGCCGCCGAGCCTCGAAACGCCATTTCTTCGCGTCGTCACCGATCTTCTGGTGTAGCCTCGCCTCGGCCAGAAACGGTGTGTCCTCGCAGATGTCAAACTGCCAGACTGCCTTCTCTCTGTTCCAGATGCCGTATTTTGCGCCGCGCTTTCCACGGTAGAATTCTTCACGTTTCATACTCCGGCTTCCTTGTAGTTGTCCTTGATGTACTGATTCCTCCGGCAGCAGGAACACTTCTGGTGTCGCGTATTCAACCAGACGCAGCCGGTACAGTCGAGATCAGCAGCGGGAACGTTCTCAAAAACGGAGATCACAGCCTTGCACAGCTCCCGCATCTTGAAAACGCGGTTGATCTGCCTCTGTCCGTCAGCTGCCGCCATTGCAAGATTCCACTCGTTATATGCGTGTTCGGCGGCTTTAACTGCCGCCTGTCGTTCGATAAGTTCAGCCATTGTTAGCCTCCTGTTCTCCGTCTGCGAACGAGTACACGTCCACTTGGTCGTCGGGGGCCACGACAACGATGTCGTGCTCAGCGGGAATACCGAACAGTCCGTAGGCTGCCCAGTTACAGCCGCTGCTGTCGCCCTTCTTCGGCGTGCCCTTGCCGGTGTACCGGCCCAGACACTCCTGATAGGCACAGCTCGGAGATTTTGCCCCGGCGTCCTTGAAGTCCTGCACGGACGCGACGTGACCGCACATAGGGCAGCGGAAACGCCACTTAAGCATATCCGGGCCAAATCGACGTGTCGCCTCCGCCTTCCATTCCTCAACACTGTTGTACTTCATTCTTGTTTTCCTCCTTCGTGTAGCTCTGTCTCCCAGCGGGTTTTCCAGTCGCCGGGCTTGTACAGCTCGCAGCGCTCCATATCCGGCCTGCGAACTTTGGATGTTTGGGTCTTACTCCGGACCACCATGCAACAGTAGCCGTTCCCGTCCTTCTTGTAACGGTCGAGCCATTTGCAGCCGTGACAGTTCATTTTAGATTATCACCTCCTCGCCATTCCGAAATGCCGCGACTGTGTGCCAGCCGTCAAGCACCCTCTCACGGTAAACCATCGGGTGCGAACAGACGACGGCGTGCTTGTGCGGCTTGTCCATCACCCGGATCAGAATGTCCGGCGCGGCTTCGCTGTTTTCCAACGCCCGCTGCCGGGCTTCAGCTATGCTTTTTTTCACGGTGCGGTGCCTCCTTCGGTGTCAGCGCATCGAGGCTTCCGCTCATATAGAGGACCATTGCCCCGATTACGATGTTATTTGTGATTGCGTCCAGCTCGTGAAAGTCGATGTCCTCCCGCTTATCGCGCCGCTGTCCTGCTGTTTTCTGCGTCAACAGGTGCCGAAGCTGCTCGCAGTTGTCCTTCAGAGAGGAAATATCCGCTTGATGAAGTTGATAGCTGCCCATGCGCACGAACGCCCACATGGCGTCCAGCGCATCGTATTTGACCTTTTTGTCATCCATTACCCCGCCTCCTTGAAAAGCCTGTCCATGCTCCGGAAGATACGCCGAAGCTGCCACACAGACGAAAAGTAGCCGGGCGTGTACCAGTAGGCCGTGGGGTCGTCCCCGTCGTGCATGGGGTCGGTCAAGGTGTTCCCGATCTTGACGTAGCCCGCACAGCCCAGCAGCGAGAGCTGAATATAGCACATCATCCCCGTTGTGAAGTCGAGGTCCTGCGCCATCACAAGGACGTGATTCTGCCAGCGCAGCGGGCTTTTTGCCTCAAACAACTGCTTTTCGATCTGATTCACCGCCGCGATCAGTGTAGCTCCCGCTCCGCACGCGCAGTCATTCAGCGTGACGAAGCCGTCGCGGTTGATCTGCTCTACAACGTCACCGGTGGTAATCTCCGCCATGCAGCGGCAGATGTCATAGGGTGTGAAGAACTGGCCGATCCAGTGATTGCCGAGTTCCAGCTCCATGTACGCGCCGCCCAGAAAATCCTGCTCCCGGTCGGCGTCAAAGGCGTTGACCACATCCTCTACCAGTTCAGGGAATACCATGCGCTCTGCCTTCTCGTACTTCTCGATGATCCGCTTATACATTGCCTCGCGCTCTGTGCGGTATCGGCTATCCACGGCATTGGAAAGCGCAACGGCGAACATGGTGATGAAGTCGCTCCACACCTGCCACAGCGGGAAACGACGGGACAGGCCGCGAAATCGCTTCACAAAGTCTGCGCGCTTCTGATCTGCAATTCTCACAATGTTCCCTCCCGTGTGTAGCTCTCGCACCGTTCGTCCGGCACCCAGTCACGCCAGTGCTGTTCCAGCCACTTCTGGGCAGCCGCCAGACTGCGGCACGTCTTGACGGCCACAACTTCAATGTCGCCGTACTGTACCTCAAGGCAGGTTTCTACGGTGAAAGAAAACTCCGCCGTGCGGGTGATCCACCAGCGCTGACCGCCGAGGGTCGTTGCCAGACAAGTTGCTTCTCCGTGTGTCTCGCGGATGATCTCATAGGTTGCCATACATAACACCTCCTATTCTTCGGTCGTCACCTTACCACTCCTGCGCCTCGAAGTCTTCCAGCGCATTGCGGGCACGAAAAGAAATTGCCATGCGCTCGTCGGCTGCTTCTTTCTGACGCTTGCAGAGTTCGGAGTTTGGATCGTCGCCCTCCTCATATTCGTGCTGAAGGTGGCGGGCTGCCCTGTAAACCTCGTCTGCGCGTGTAGCTTCTGCGCGCAGCAGCTCATGGATAAATTCCAAAGTGTTGATGTTCATGTTCTATTCCTTTCTGCCCTCGTGACCTCTGGGGCGGGTATCAGTTCAGACTGCGTTAATCAGTGTACGGAAATGGAAGCACTGAATGTTGTAGCCGCCAGCACCAATCGTTTGGACCTTTGCGGTCCCGCGCGTACCGACGATGAAACCGTTTAGGTCCTGCTTGCTGCCAACGCTCAGACCGGATGCGTCGGTGATCTCACCGACAATGGCATTGGTACGCTCAATGATGAAGTCGTACTTCCGGTTGGCTTCTTCGTTCAGATCCTTTGCGAGCTGCTGCATAGCAGCTTCAAGGGACCGTTCATTACTGTAGGGCCTCAGGTGCTCATACTCGCCTTCGCGCACCTTCTGTTCGCCCTTGCGGGGGTTTTCCCCAGCGATCCGTATAGGTGAAGGTTTCATAGTAGCCCCGCACCTTGCAGCGAAAAGCGGCGTTCGCTTCGTCGTAGGCGGCTTTTGCGGCCTCGTACTCAGGGCTTCCGTATTCGGTATCGGAGAAGGTGCAATACAGGTCCCATACACGCTGTTTTTCGTCGAAATAGGACGCAAGGCCATTACCGTAGAATTCGGTGCAACGCTGCTTCCAGATTTCGAGGAATTCAAGAATCGCGGGGACATTTCGGCTATTCGCCTTTTCCAAAGCGGCTTCCAGTTCGGCCTGATACTTTGCGAGGCCCTGCCGGGCTGCCTCCAAATCTTGCCGTGTCCAGATAAGGTCGCGCTCGTCGTAGAAATAGGGGTTATTCTCCCAGTTAGATTCCTTGGCCCGCCAGATACGGGCCAGTTTCTTTTCCAGCTTGTCGATCTCCTTCTCCTTACCAGCGATCCGCTTCTGGATGAAATCAATGCTTGCCATTTTCGTTATCCTCCTCTCAAACATCCACGCTGACACAGTGGTACGCCCAGAAACGACCACCACGAACGAAAACCTTGTACCAGTTCGTAAACGCCTGCCCCGTGCAGTCGTAGGCAGACGGGTAATAGCGCCGGTATTCGTAGTCCTCGAAGTAGCTGACGGCCTCGTCCATCGTCTCGATGTATTCAGGCAGCGGCAGCAGCTCCGTATAGCCGTCGATGCCGTCATCCTGAACGATGCGGCGCTCAGAGACGGGGCGGTGGAAGAACGCGCGCATTTCGCGCTTGAGGTCGACGGCCTTCTGGCTCCTGCCGCTCTCATAAGCGATCTCAAGGATTTCGTAGGCGACCTTCAGATCGGTGTAGCTGTTGATCTTGAACATTTTCGTTACCTCCATTCAGTCTTCAACGGAAAAGCAGGTGTGGCAGATTTCGCCGAGACAATACAGGATGCCTTCAAACTCAAGAATTTCATAGGTTTCGGGATCGCTGTACTGCGTGATGGCCTGTGCCATGTTGCAGAGAATCGTCGTGGTGATGTTCCGCAGTTTGCCTTTAGCGTCATACGGCATTTTCAGCAGCCTGTCGTAGGCTTTGCAGTCACCCCGCGTAAACCACCCGTGCTTGATGCACAGCCCCCGCAAATCGTCCATGTCCATCCAGCGTGTTTCTTTGACCTTCATTTTCTTGTCCTCCTATAGCGTGGCCGGGCTTGTGACCGGCCTGCCGCATTACCGGGGTTTTCACCCCGTCACTCTGCGTAGTTTCAGGCATTCAGCAAGTCGAAGTCCTCAACAATCTTTGCGTCTGTGCTGTAATAGCTGTTGTAGGCATCCCTGAAAAGCACAGCATTCATGTATCTGTCAAATTCTCCGGCAATGTACTTGACCGGAGCTTTTCTTTTATCGTCCCAATGGGTGGCAATTACGAAATACTTCATTGTATGTTCCTCCTGTTTTTGAGTTCAAATAATTGCTCTTTGTGTTGTTAGTATAGTGCAAACGTTTGAACTTGTCAAGGGGTTGAGAGCAAATATTTGAATTTATTTTTTCTGCCGCCACAGAAGACAAAAAAAAATAAGGCCACCGAGTGCAGGGTTACACTTGGTGGCCTTTTTCCTATAACGCGCGTGCATATAGACGCTATGATGCGCGTGCGTCGTTTTCTCTTTATTTCAGGTATTCAATAGAAAAAGTATGTAACATTGTAACGTCAAGCCGAAAAGCGCCTTGTTTCAAGGCTTTTCGGGGTTACAACAGGCGTTACAATCAGGGGTTACGTTTTTCCACTTTGTAACGGCACAGGTGTTACATAAATTCAGGGGTTACAGCCATAGTGCGCCTGACTGTAACCCCTGTAGTTCGGTTATTTCATCCGCGCAATGAGGGCTTCGCCTGCGCCGCGAATGATAGCAGAGATGTCCACACCAGCAGCGTTGAGCAGGTTTTTAGAGGTGTCAGACATCTTAGCCATAGCGCCGTCAATAAGCAGCTTGCCCAACTCAGTAATTTCATCTTTGGTCAGCTTGCCGTCCGCGTGGGCTTTCTTCATGCCCTCCACGGTGGTCTGCTGAAGCTCAAGGACGGTCTGCTGGGCGGCGTGAATGACCTCATTGGTGGCCGTAGAGATGTTCTTCAGCTCCTCGCGCTTGGCGAGCTTGGTAGACAGCCACGCGCCCAGAACGCCGATCAGGGTAATGAGCAGGGTTGCCGCGATCTGCACAAGGTTTTCGATGATAACGTTAGTCATGGTGATATTCTCCTTTTCGATATGTATTTACACCTTTTTGGTGTAATCCAGACTGATCCAGCCTGCGCCGGATTTGAGCTTGCCCCATTTGGTCGCGCCGGTGCCCGTGCTCTCCGCGACGATGGTATAAACGCCGTGGTCACGGATGCAGCCGTTCGTACCGTAGCCGGTGCCGGGGCCTTTGCGGATGTTCAGAGCGTCGGCGGTGATCTTTACGCGGTACGCGCTGAAGCTGGGCGTCGGTGTAGCCGTCCCGCTCACGACAGACAGGAACTTGACGTTGATCGGGCTGCAAATGGCATTCTTGCCGTCCACGCTCTTGTCGATGACGGCGCGGTCGCCGCTGACCTCGCGGACGATCCACTGCTTGGCGGCTACCCAGTTCGGGACGGCCTTGCCGCTGTAGTAGGTCGCACCGGACAGGATGCGCACGACGTCGCCCTTCTTGATGGTGCTGGAGGCGGTCGGGGTGGTGGGCTTCACCGGCTCTGCCGCAGCGCCCAGCGCCGCAGTGACCTTCGCGGCGAGGTCGCCCATGCGGGCATACATCCAGTTGCCGGGGCAGCTCTTGTTGGCAAACCAGCGGTGGACAGTCAGGATCATTTCGTCGGCCTTGGGGGCGTAATTCAGGGTCTTGTCCTTGTCGCCCAGCCAAAGCAGCTTGGTTTTGCCATTGCGCTGGCAGATGTCCACGCAGAGCTTGATGAGGGTCTGATAGACCACATCCTTGAACGCATACGGTTCTGTGCTGTCGCTGGCGCACTCGATGGTCACGGCCCGCTGGTCGTTGGCATTGGAGGAGGAACACCAGCTGCGGTTTTTCTCCTCGACGTACATACCGACACGACCGTCAAGGCCAATGCCATAGTTGCAGCTGGCCTGCTTAGAGGTCGGCGTGAAGATGCGACCCAGCGTCTCCACGCTGCACTGGCCGACCACACAATGCGGCGTGATACGGTCGATGCTGTGGGTGCGCTGCCCGCTGTGGTTCGGGCTGAGCTTCGTGTAGCTCACCATCGGCGAATTTGTGTAACTCATGATTTAGTCCTCCCCTTTGTTGTTGGAAAGCTCGTCCAGAGCTTCGGCGGTCAGTTCCGCCTCGGTGGTTTCGGTGGTGGTTTTGGTTTCGGGGTTCATAGCGATTTCCTCCTTATGCAAAGTCATTATTTTTCAGCCGGTCGTCGTAGCAACGCTCAATATTGGCGATTGCATGGACGGCGCGGTTATTTTCGTAGTCCTTGTGGCTGTCGCAGTATTTTTCGTATTTGTCGATGACGTCCAGAATCTCGATGTAGTCCTCCCGTGTATGCCGCGTATGCTCGACAAGCTCCATGTTGAAGCGGAGAATGTCTGCCCGCCAGCCGTTGGCCTCGCGCTTATCGGAAAGCGCCTTTTGGGCGGCCAGCTCCGATTTGATTTCCTTCTGTTCGACCTCCAAAGTGGTGAGCCGGTCCAGAACATCTTTGTTGAGCGCCCGGCCAATCGAGCGGGCCAGCGCAGACCACGGGTTGATCTTGATGGGGCTGATTTGCAGGATGGTCAGCAGCGCGAACAGACCGCCGCTGCCGCCCAGAAGAAGATCCTTCAGGGTCATGCGGACACCTCCCTCCAACCGGCAGGATAAGCAGAAGGCGACCACACATTGTTATCTATAAGGCTCTCGTAAACCTTTCCATTAAATCGGACGCGATCCCCCTTCTTGTAAGGGTTGGTGCTGTCCGGCTGCTCCCATTCGGGGATAACGTCGGGATCAGGGATAAGCACCTTTGCGAAAAGGGACGGTGCCGCATCGGGCGTCCAGCTGTCTTGCGCGGTGTGATCCTGCAAAACGGTATAAAGAATCCCGCCATGTCGGACCCGTCGCCCCGTGGTGTACACGGTGCCGGTCTTCCACGCCGGGAAAAGTTGCGACCGCCCCCCGCGCGGGGGGGGGGTCACACCACTC